AGGCAATTGAAGTGCCTGTGACATCACCTAGTCTAATCCTACCAGCATCCCCATTAGTTTCATCCTGATAAGCCACAACAAATCTACCCGATGTATTAGGGTCGAAGGATACTACGACGTCCCTTACGGAGTTTGTATCAAATGTAGCCATGCTTCCAGCGGTTATGGTTGTACCTGAAATAGTACCTGCCAGTGCCCCTCCAGGACCCCCAGCAACATTAGATCTAAAAGCAACTACAAATTTACCAGATGAACTGGGATCAAAGGCTATTGAGTTATAGGATGAGTAAACAGAGCCTATTGGAGTTGGGCTTCCAAAGGTTATGCTAGTTCCTGAAATTGTGCCTATAACTATTTGAGTAGCAGCACTTTTACCATAAGCAACAAGACATTTGTTTGCGTTGTATGGGTCAAAAGCTACTGTCGGGTAGTTAACATACTCCGATACAAAGCCAACTTCATTCTGAGTAGTGGTGTACTCAGCCACAGGGGTTGAAACTAGACCAGTCACCTCAACAGTACCATCAGACTTCAATACTACAGGAGAGCCATTAGGCAATGTACCTGATGCCACGAAGTCTGCTGTACCTGCCGCTGGGATCGGTAAGTTAGTTAGGTTAGCACCACTAATAGCAGGTAGTGCTCCTGTAATAGAACTAGCAGCAATACCTAAATCTTCAATATCAGCCTTAGTTCGTGGGATGGTAAATCCACCTGCGGTGGTTCCATCATGTACTACTAAAGTGTCCTTATCCGTATCGACAGTTACCTCACGTACTGCACCTGTGAAAGATGAATGTTCGGAAGTCGTGCCGCCACGTAGTTGTAGTTTTTTACTCATTATGATAGACCTCCAAAGTCTAGTTGTAGATTAGCACCAGATATGGTACCTGCGTTTAGTATGTTGTTGTTTTGTGCATCTAAAGAAGCTGCTAGTTGCGGTGTTGCATCATCAGCAATAGATAATAGTCCTGATATAATTGAACTAAAAGCAGAGCCTGTGTAATATTTCAATACGTTAGCAGTAGTGTCCATCCATAAATCACCTACACTAGGGGTGCTTGGTTGGCTTGTGGATATTGTGTATTCCTCAGCATACCGATTAACGTCTGCTATCGCTGCTGCCACTGTGTTGATGTTTGAAAGAGAGCCAACAGTTAAGTCAATATTAGTTATTGCACCAACTACTGTATTGACATTAGGGGCTGCTGCAGCCACTGTGTTGATATTGGTGATTGCCTCACCTACAATGTCAATTGAATTACCAGAGCCTGTGGTAACTGCTTCTGTGATTGATCCTAAGTCTTCTGTGTAAACAAGCTCACCACCAACAATATTGATAAGTGCTTGATCTGCTGCACTTGGGGCCATAGATGCCCAAGCGGATCCGTTATATGCCTTCATTGTACTAGCTGAAGTACTCCAGTAGATTGCACCGGTAATCAAGGTGCCACCATTATTATCTACAGTTGGGTCGGAACTCTTAGGTCCAAGGAAGCGATCATCGAACTGGTTATAACTAGCGGCAGCATTAGCCTCTGAGGTAGCTGCATTACTTGCATAGGTTGCTGCGTTGGTTGCACTGCCAGAACTTGCTGCTGCACTGGATGAACTTGCCACTGCAGAGTTAGCTGCGTTAACTTCAGATGTGGCTGCATCATCTTCAGAGCTCTGTGCACCTGTGGCACTCGTTGCTGCACCGGAGGCACTGGCTGTGGCACTGATGGCACTTGCAGTGGCTGAAGCTTGACTTGCAGTAGCTGACACTTGTGCTGCTGCTGCGCTAACTGCCGCAGACCCCGCATGAGTCTCTGCCAGCTCTGAGGCAGTCTCTGCGGTCTCTGCATTGGTTTCAGCTAACTCCGCTGCTGTCTCTGCAACCTGAGCTGCTGTTGCACTTAAGGCTGCTGCAGATGCACTAGCCGCTGCATTGTTCGCCTGAGTAGTAACCGTAGCCTCTGATGAAGCGGCTGCTGTTGCTGAGTTACTTGCGTTAGCTTCGCTTGTTGAAGCAGCATTCTTACTTGAAAGGGCGTTAGCATCTGATGATGCTGCTGATGTTGCTGAGGTTTGTGCATTGGTCTCACTTGTTCCTGCGTTAGTTTCGGAGGTAGTTGCAGCGTTCTTACTGTCTAAAGCACTTACTGCAGAAGCTGCAGCAGCTATTTGAGATGCCGTGGCAAGGTTAGCTGAACTTAGTGCTGTGGATAGTTCTTCTGGGGACTCTGAGGTGAATGAGCCACCTTCTGCTGGCTGAGCTACGAGTGAACCACCTTCTGTTGTGAAATTAATTGCCATTCGGTAAACTCCTTATAATAGTTCAGACACTTCGTAAGTTACCCTGTTGGAGGCACCTAAGACTCTACGTCTTTTCTCTTCTCTGTTTAATTCTTCGATACCCATCATTTGCTTCTGTAGGTACTTTGCAGATAATTCAACATCACCTGTATACTCATGTGCATAATACAGTGCACCCCAAAGGAGTACTCTTTCATTATCATCTCTGAGCCAGTTGTACACCTCTTTACCTGTGTAGTAGTTACCGGATGCTGCTGGAAACTCAACCGCACCTTCATCACCGAAGAATGCATCTGTCACATTACCTGCAGTTATGCTTACCTGATTGACAACGTAAACTGCGTTCAAATCAAATAGTCTGCGGTAGTAGTGCATCTCATAGACGTCACCAATAGCGGCTGCGGGGTAGAACTGTAGTTGGTTACCCTTACGTGTGAATGAGCCGGTACCCTTTGTGGTATATCGATCACTGAAGGATCTCATATCTAGTTTATTATCGAATACTGTGGTATTACCTGAGGAGTCTGTGACGCTGAACATTGTAAGCTCAGTCAGGTCTGGTGGTATCTGTATTTCCGTATCACCAGCAGTTGTTGCTGCAGGGTATTTATATGTGTGCTCCAAAGGAGGGATACGAAGCTCTCTGTAGCAAAGGTCGGCAGAGTAATCAAGGAAATCAGAAACAAGTGAATCACTCAGGATTGAGCTATCTCTATTTGCCCAATCACGAACCTTCGAGACCAGCGCATTATACTTTGGAGTTGACATACATTATATCCTCTATTGTCTCCGAGTCTGACCATGCGTAAGCAGATCTGGGTACTCTGAGATTATAATCTTTTTAAGTTTAGCGACTAACTGCTTATCACCCATAAAGTCTTGGGCATTAATGTCAATCTTGTACTTAGTTAATATATCAATTGCAACGATATCTGGTATCACTGCAAATGATCGGTAGTGACTCGCTGCACCAGATGCATCGTAGATGTCTCTTGATTCCTTTGCGTAGTCACGGTATGCGTTAACGTCCTGCGATAAGATAAAGTTACTCTGATCGGTTACAACGTTAAAGCTATGTTTGTTATCTGTCTGAGACTTGAAGCTCATAAGATGGTGTCCCCCTATGAAAAATAAGGGGTCCCTTTGGAGGACCCCTTTGTGTAGCTTAGTGTTTAACCAGCTAAACCAACGATCAAGCCACAACCGGTTGGGTTGCGAACTTCTAATGAACATTCTTCTACGATCTGACCAATAGTGCTGTCACCAGCTTGGCCAACTTCAGTCTCATGTAGAGCACGAAGAGTAGCGATGTTGTACCACTGTGGATCATATACTAGTGCAGAGAAATCTGCAGCGTTAGTAGCAGCAGTAGCGCCAGTGTTATAGGTCAAGCCCATAACGTAGTTAGGAACGATCTTGATAGTACCGAAGTCACTATCATAAAGTTCAACTGATTGACGAAGCTTACCGCTGTCATCGATGTTACGAGATACGTTAGAACCAGCTGCCTGTGCTTTCGCAGAGAACTTACGCTTGTTCGCAGGTGAAGTCATCATTACAGTAGCCTTGCCACCTTCCTGATAAATAGTCTGCATTGCATCATCAACGTTGCTCAACTCAAGAGCAAGCAAGTTAGCATCAGCAGTACCACGTACGATAGTACCAGTAGTACCTACGCCAGTAGTGCCCGGAGCAGTATAAGCTGCAGAAGCGCCAGCGTTAACGATGTTAACGTTAGTGAATGCCTGATAGCCACCCATAGTACGAGTGCCTGAACCGTTTGAAGAGTTCCAGCTGTGTACCAAGTCATGCTCAACGTCACGGC